CACAAACTCAAAAGTTTTATACTGAAGAGGATTTAGCAAAAGTTCGTACACAGGAAAAAGACAAACTTTATCCAGTAGTAGAACAGTTAAAAAGTGAAGTAGCATCTCTAAAGAAAGATAAAGAAGAAAAGGCATCTCGTAAAGCCGCAGAAGCTGAAGCTAAAGCAACAGAAAAAGCGAAAAAAGATAAGGCTAAAATGATTGAGGACTTGGACGCCAAGGACTTAATTAAACTAACCACAGACGAGTTGCGAGAGCAGTTGGAGCGTGAGCGCAGCGAGCGTGAACGGGCCTTCGCTCTTCTGGAGCAAGAACGTACATATGCTGAACTTCAGAACTACAAACAAAACTTAATAGAACAAGAACGCGAAAATATTATTCCTGAGCTAGTTGACCTTGTAGCTGGTAATACACCAGATGAAGTCAGCGCAAGCTTAGAAAGTCTTAAAGCGCGTTCTGCAAAAATTCTTGAATCGGCACAAGCAGCAATGCAAAATGCCAGAAAAGAAATGCGTGGTACGAGTGCAACTCTACCCGCAGCAGGACCACTGGAAACTAATATGGACTCACGTCAGTTTACGGCGCAAGATATTGCAGCCATGTCGATGAACGATTACGCCAAAGTGCGAGACAAATTAATGAGCGACGCAGCTCGCGGTAAGTCTCGCGGCTTACTCGGTTAAACCCCAAAATCCAAATACAATCAAGGAGTCAATTTAAATGGCATCAGGTATCACAGGTACAGGCAACTTAGCTGCCGCACCAACAGCCTACTCAGGCACAAATACCCAACTAACTCAAGCCATTCAAACGATTTGGTCCAAGGAGATTTTATTCCAGGCCATGCCAATTCTTCGTTTTGAACAGTTTGCAGTTAAGAAGACCGAACTAGGTGTAGCACCTGGTCTTCAAATCAACTTCATGCGTTATAACAACCTCGGCTTTGCTTCACCGCTAGTTGAAGGTGTGCGTATGCAGACCAACGCGCTTACAGCGCAACAGTTCTCAATCACTGTAGCTGAGCATGGTTATGCTCTTGCAGTATCAGAACTTCTACTTAACGCATCATTCGATGACGTAATGGCTTCAGCCTCACGTCTTCTAGGCCGCAACATGGCTGTCTACCTTGACCAATTGTCACGCGACACCCTATACGCAGCTACATCAACAATTTACGGTGAAGACCGTTCAGACCTCACAGCTGTTAACAACTGGTACGCAGATGGCACAAAGGGTACAACCCGTGCTTCTATGACTGGTAACTACTTCTTGACACCACATACTGTTAAGGATGCTGTTGAGAGCTTGTCAACAAAGAACATCCCTCGCCTCGGTGAGACCTATGTTTGCTTTGTTCACCCTCACCAATCTCGTAAACTCCGCGATAACGCAGAATTTATCGAAGTAACTAAGTACGCTGCACCAGGAAACTTCATGCTAGGTGAAATTGGTCGTCTATACGACACAGTATTCATCGAAACAACACAGGTTCTTAAGGTTGCTGGCGGAGCTGGCTCTGGATACTCTGCAGACACAGCTGTTGCTAACCCAACAGTAACTGCTGGTGGAGGATACACAACTCCTGCTACTTACACAGGTAATGGTGCTAAAGACCGCTATTCAGCTATCTTCATCGGAGATAACGCATTTGGTCACGCAATCTCACTTCCTGTTGAACTACGCGATGGCGGAATTCTAGACTTCGGTCGTGAACACGCTCTTGCTTGGTACTCAATTTTCGGTCTTGGTCTAATCACTGACCAAGCTGTAATAGTAGCGGAAACTAATTAAGTTCAACCAATAGCTTAAAGGGGGGCCGAAAGGCCCCCTTATTCAACCGAGATATTAAATTGGAGAAATATATAATGGCAACAAAAGCAAAACCAACAGATGTTACTGGTCGCAAGCGTGAACAGCTTGTAGCATCTAGCCTCGAAGAAATGCAAGAACGCGCTAACTCTATGTCTATGGCTACTGCCGAGGCTCAGATTAAGCTAGAAACAGAAGTGATTGACGCAACTGTTCCAGAGCGCCAGACTGTTATTGTAAATGAACCTACTATAACCAGCAGTGACGCAGAAGTTGTTATCCGTGTAGTAGAGGACATTGAAAATATGACTCTTGGCTCAGGAAACAATTACAATTTTAAAGCAGGGCAAAAGTACAAAGTTACTAAGCACGTTGCTCAACATCTTCAAGAAAAAGGTTATTTAGCTGGAGTTATCTAAGCTACTTATCGGCGGAGCGGCGGGCCTTGAGCCCGCTGTTTTCGTTTAGAAAGACTTTTTAGGTTTTTACCGCCATCATTGGATATATCTTTGTAAGGGAGTTTATGTGGCAGTATTGTCTGACCTAACATCCCGAGTTCGTTTAGAGCTGGGAGACCAGCCAAAGCAATTTTCACTTACTTTTACAGGTGATGGTGCAATTTCAGATTTTCCGTTAGCTATCCACCCTATTGATGTTTACACTCTAGGCGTATACCTAAACGGCAGCCCAGTAGCTTTTCCAACTGGATATACCGTAGAAGCAGACCTAGGAGTAATTCATTTTGTACACACTCCAGCTGCAAATTCTACAATTTTAATAACAGGAACTTCTTTTAGATATTTTACAGATGATGATATATGTACTTTTGTTACTACTGCCGTAGAACAGCACACTTATAACCGTACCAATGGTTTAGGCAGCCAAATGACAATTAGCCTTATTCCAGCTGTGGAAGAATACCCAATTGCTATTCTTGCAACTATAGAAGCTCTATGGGCGCTAGCAACTGACGCATCATTTGATATTGATATAAATGCTCCAGATGGAGTTTCTATCCCACGTTCAGAGCGTTACCGTCAATTAACCGAAACTATTCAAGCGCGGTGGGAACAATATCGTCAGCTATGCTCTGCACTTAATATTGGCCTTTGGCGCATTGAGATGGGTACACTTCGTCGTGTATCTCGTTTAACTAATAAACTTGTTCCTGTTTATATGGCGCAAGAAATTGATGACTCTCGTAAGCCAGAGCGTGTTTATATTCAAAATGACCTTAATGGACGCACACCATTCCCTAGCTATGTTGCTATTCAAGATATATCTCTTTATCAGGGTGATTCTTATAGTGAAGAAATAGATTTTCCATTTGATATAACAGGATTAGAATGGAAAGCGCAAATTCGCACATACCCAAATGCGCCATCTATTTATGCAACTTTTACTATTGATACAATATCTACTTCTGAAACATTAAGTAAAATTCGCCTTTCACTTACTAAGAAAGATACTGAGTATATGCCTCCAAGAGCATTTTGGGATTTACAAGCAACAGACCCAACAGATGACTCATACGAAAATACATACCTTCGTGGTCAAGTATTTACTACACAAGAGGTGACCCTTGACTAGGTGTAGATGCGTAGGAACCAGTCATACGTGTGGAATTCAAAACACTAATCCAAATGTAGTAGTTCTTGGTCAAGGCGGCCCTAAAGGTGTACAAGGAACCCAAGGGGTCCAGGGAACACAGGGCCTAACAGGTTCTGGTGTGCAAGGAGCACAAGGTCCTATTGGACCTGGTGGTGGAGCTCAAGGTACTCAAGGTACACAAGGTGCTTCTGGATACACGCCTGTTTCAATCTCCAATACTTTATATGTTGCTAAAAACGGAAACGACAGTAATAACGGTCAAAATCAAGACACTCCATTTTTAACAATAAAACATGCTATGTCTGTTGCTACTTCAGGAACTGCTGTACGTGTAGCAAGTGGAACTTACACAGAACAAAATCCAGTATCTATTCCTGCTGGAGTTTCTTTAGTTGGAGATAGTCTTCGTACTGTAAAAATCTCTGGAACAACACACGATGCAGATATTTTTTATGTAAACAATTCCGTATACATTACTGAAGTAACGTTTATCAATCACGTAGCTCCCGCTGCTGCTGTTGCATTTAATCCAGACGGTTCTGCTGGCGCTATCTATAGCAGCCCTTACGTCTATAACTGTTCATCAGTCACCACAACGGGTACGGGTATGCGTATTGACGGTTCCAAGGTAACTGGTGGTAGGTCCATGGTAAGTGGTCAATACACACAAGTTAACCGTGGTGGTAAGGGTATACATGTCCTTAATAGAGGCTACTCACAGCTTGTAGGAATTTACACAATATTTACAGATATTGGCATCTTGTGTGAGAGCGGAGGTTTCTGTTCCCTGATTGGGTCAGATACTTCGTTTGGTAACTATGGCCTAAAGGCTTCTGGTGTAAGTGAGCTGCTTTATAGCGGTATTGCACCTGACATTGCTGCTAACGATAACGTTGCTGTAATTTCGGGGCTTACCAATACCCCTTACGCTAATAACGTTGTTACATTTGATGACGGTGCAAACTATTACACTATCTCTAATGTAACACCTATTTCTAGTGGGCATTCAACACTTACTTTTGCAGAAAGAATTAAGACCCCAGTATCTTCTGGAGCAACAGCAAAGTTTTATCAAAATAGTAGAATTACTGCTTCAGGTCATACCTTTGAATATTGCGGAACGGGTATTGACCCAGCAACTGCCCTTCCTCAACTAGGTGGCATCCCAATTGAAGCAAATGAAGTAATAGAAGAAAATGGCGGCAAAGTCTATTACACTAGTACCGACCAAAAAGGTAACTTTAAAATTGGTGGAGATTTAACCATTGACCGTGGTTTAGGAACAATTACTGGTATTACATTTGACAAGAGTTTGTTTGCAGTAATGACCCCATACATACTAGCGTTAGAAGGATAAGCAATGGCATCAGCACTAAACGTATTTAAAACAGTCACAGCAGAATTAACTACTTCTTCTGCTACTTTGTACACTGCCCCTACTGGTTACACTTCTATCGTTCTAATGGCTCAAGTAAGCAATGTCACTGGAACTAAAGCCAAAGTTACTTTTGCTCATTTTGCTGGTTCAACAACAACAGAGCTTCTCAAAGACTTCTCTGTTCCAGCAAATGATGCAGTCTCTGCTACAACTGGAAAACTTGTTCTTGAAACTGGTGCTTCAGTTAAAGCGTCTTCCGATACAGCTAGTGCACTTAAAATAACTCTTAGCATATTGGAATCACTCAATGGCTAAGACAGTATCTGGAAAGGTTAAAAAGACCCCACCAAGTGAAGTATCTCCTGAGAGATATGACTTTATTGAACTGGCTGAAACAGAGCCAGACCTTGGGGTACCCAGTACCGATGGGTATGTCCTGTCGTCAAATAAAGATGGTACAAGAAGTTGGGTCAGCAACGCTGGAATTGCCAGTACTGACGGCCTAGCAGAGGGCACCCAACACCTATACTTCACCACAGATAGAGTCTCGTACACCCACACCCAAGGAGTGGCGAGTGCAACATGGACCATAAACCACAATTTACATTTCTACCCTAACGTTACAGTTCAGGATTCCGCTGGTAATATAGTGGAAGGCGAAATTTCATACACTAATTCGGACTCCTTAACCGTTACTTTTTCAACCGCATTCTCAGGCGAAGCCTATCTAAGTTAGTTATCTTAAGGAGATAATATAATGGCAAGAAAATTTTTAACCCCAATTGATTTAGGCAAGCTTGAACTTCAGAATGCTCGCATTCAAAATCTTTCAACAGCACAGAAACCAGCCAACCCTGTTGAAGGTCAAATTTATTTTGATACAGATGATAAAGTTCTTAAGACATGGGACGGCACACAGTGGATTAACGCAAGCCAAGGTACACAAGGAACACAGGGCACTGTTGGTTCACAAGGAACTCAGGGTACTGATGGTACACAGGGCACACAAGGTGTAGATGGTCAACAAGGCACCCAAGGTACAGACGGTACGCAAGGTACGCAGGGAACCGATGGTACCCAAGGCACACAAGGTACTGATGGAACTCAAGGTACTCAAGGAACTGACGGTACTCAGGGAACACAGGGAACCGATGGCACACAGGGCACTCAGGGAACTGATGGTACCCAAGGAACTCAAGGCACCGATGGTACTCAAGGCACCCAAGGTACAGACGGTACGCAAGGTACACAAGGTACTGATGGCACACAAGGTACACAAGGAACAGAAGGACAGCAAGGAACTCAGGGTACAGATGGTACTCAAGGTACTCAAGGTACAGATGGTACTCAAGGTGTTCAAGGACATAGCGACCGTTACAGCACAACATCTAATACAGACTTCTTAATTGGTGATTCATCAACTCCAACGTTTACACTTAATGACGCGGACCTTAGTTACTCAGTTGGTCAAGATGTAGTAATTGCACATGATGCGTACCACCTACTTCATGCAACAGTAGCTGGATACGATGGAACAAACCTCTCAGTACTTGTTAAAGATACTGTTGGTTCAGGAGAGTACACAGAGTGGACAGTAAACCTTGATGGTGCTACTGGTGTTCAAGGAACTACAGGTTCACAGGGTACTCAAGGTACCGATGGCGCACAAGGCACACAAGGTACCGATGGAACACAAGGTACTCAAGGTGTAGACGGTCAGCAAGGAACTCAAGGAACAGACGGCACACAGGGTACTCAAGGAACAGACGGCACACAGGGAACTCAAGGTACTGATGGAACACAAGGAACTGATGGTACTCAAGGAACACAGGGAACAGACGGTACACAGGGCACTCAGGGAACTGATGGTACCCAAGGAACACAGGGTACAGACGGAACTCAAGGTACTCAAGGAACTGATGGAACCCAAGGTGTACAAGGTACTGAAGGTCAGCAAGGTACACAGGGTACAGACGGTACTCAAGGAACCCAGGGTACAGACGGTACCCAAGGTACTGATGGGCATTCTGACCGTTACAAGACTACCTCAAATACTTCTTTATACGTTGTAGCAAGCGGTAGCGGAAGACTTACAGTTGAAGCGGGACTTTCTTACTCAGTAGGTCAAGATATCGTAGTAGCAAATGATGCTACGCATCTTATGCATGCAACAGTAACTGGCTACAACGATTACTACGGTCAACTTGACTTTGATATTAAAGACGCAGTTGGGGCTGGTGATGGACCATTCTCTTATTGGACAGTAAACCTTGATGGTGCTACTGGTGTTCAAGGAACTACAGGTTCACAGGGTACTCAAGGTACCGATGGAGCCCAGGGCACACAGGGTACTGACGGAACACAAGGTGCACAGGGAACCCAAGGAACACAGGGAACTCAGGGAACAGACGGCACACAGGGTGCACAAGGAACTCACGGTACTCAGGGAACTCAAGGTACTCAAGGTGTTGAAGGACAGCAGGGAACTCAAGGTACAGATGGTACTCAGGGAACCCAAGGTACAGATGGTACGCAAGGTACTCAAGGTACAGCGGCCCTTTGGAATTATCTAGGTGCATACGACCCAGGAGTTATCTATACAACTGGTGACGTTGTTACTTACAACGGTCAACTTTGGTACCGCACTGTCTACACTTCTGCTGGTTACGCTCCTGGTGGATTGTATTGGGACTTACTTGCCGCACAAGGTACTCAGGGCACTGAAGGACAACAAGGTACGCAGGGCACTGACGGTACACAAGGTACTCAGGGAACTGATGGTACGCAAGGCGTACAAGGCACAGAAGGCCAACAAGGAACTCAAGGTACTGATGGCACACAGGGAACCCAGGGTACCGACGGTACTCAAGGTGTCCAAGGACACTCTGACCGCTACCGTACAACCTCTACTACTTCTTACACTTTGGGTTCTGACTCAAACCACACATTCGTACTTGATGATGCAAATCTCTCTTACTCAGTTGGTCAAGATGTAGTAATTGCTGCTGATACTGCAAATCTTATCCACGCTAGAGTAGTTTCTTATAACAACGGAACAAATGAACTTAACGTTGATATTAAGGATTACATTGGCGGAGGTACTGGTGGAGCCTGGTCAGTAAACCTTGACGGTGCCACAGGTGTACAGGGAACCACTGGTTCTCAAGGAACCCAAGGCGTTGATGGCACACAGGGTACGCAAGGCGTACAGGGTGTACAAGGTCTATCTGGTCAACTTGGAAAGTACTCAGAAACCATTACTGGAGATTCAACCGATGGTGGAGCATCTGGAACTACAGCGTTCACAGTTACACACAACCTAGGAACTGAAGATATTATGGTTACCGTCTGGGATACAGCAACCAAGATGGAAGTTGTAACAGACGTAGCGTATGTAACCACAACATCCGTAACCGTAGGATTTGCGGTAGCGCCAATCACAACTAAGTCCTACAGAGTAGTAGTAAAAGCTTAACACTCACTTTCTGTAGTATATTGTTCAAGCATTAAGTGAGGAGCTTTACAGATGGCCCGTAGTTACGTCGTACCGCTAGGTCTTTTGCACCTAGCCAGCGACCCTACGGGC